AATAAAATATAATATATATGACAAAACAAGAAGCAGAAAAGAAAGTGTATGAATTGACAGAAAAGTTAATCTTTGTAAAGAAAGATTTCAAGGATGTAGCTGCTGGTTATAAAGAGAAGATGAAAGAGATTGAATCTGAAATTAAAGCAATTGTTGAAGAAACTAGTGCAATTCCTCTAGCATCATCTAAAGATATTGATGGTGATGATGAATGATTTAATTTATGACTGGTTATCATAAATTTTTAAATAAAACCAAACATTAACAATTAAACTATAAATTAATATGTCTAAAAAGACTACTAAGAAAGAACATAGTGTAGTAGATAACAACAGTAATACAGAACAAAAGTGTTATGTAGTTACTCGTAGTGGGTTGAGAGTCAGTGAATTGGTATATACCAATAAAAATGATGCAAAAACTGAGTATGATCATTGGTTCGGAATTCTTAAAAAATGGCCCGATGGTACAAAAATAGAACTAGTAGAGTATAACGAAACTAAACACAAGGTTTCCTAATATAATGACTATAAGTTTAATTAAACGCTATTAAAGTTATTTTAATAGCGTTTTTTTGTTTTTTGTAACATTACTTTTGATATTTATATTTGTATGCCAAAAGCATCCAGATATAAATTATACACGTTACCTTGTAATTTTAATGAAATGAATAAATTCATTGAAATTAATAAAATTCAAATGATGGAACATGTCGTTTCTTCAATTGAATATGCAATTAATAAAAAATTAAATTTCGTCGAGGTTTTTAATTTTAAAAATTCAGATTTTGTTGTTACATTACCGATAAGTCAATTCAAAGAAAATTTGGAAAATGTATACACTTATTATATTGAAAGGGAACACTATGAATTGTGTATAAGGGTTAAATCAGTTGAAAATAAATTAAATTCAATTTTAGATAAAATTACTCATGAAAAAAAAGAAAAATCTTCAAAAAGGAAAAAATGACATTTCACATAATCCCTCAATTAATGAATATCATAGTAATGAACCAAAAAGTGATACAAGTCCAGTTGTATATCAAAGAACAAAATTAAAACATGAGTTATCAATATTTGAACGAGAACTAACAGAAAAACAAAAAGAATTTATAAATATATCATTAAGTAAAGATACAAAAATGATGTTTATTAGTGGTCCCGCAGGGACTAGTAAAACTTATATAAGCATTTACTCTGCTTTAAAATTATTAAATCAAAAGAAAGTAAGTGATTTACTTTATATAAGAAGTGCAGTAGAAAGTGCAGATAGTAAAATCGGATTTTTGCCAGGTGAGGCAGATGAAAAAATGGCTCCATATATTCAACCATTATTGGAAAAATTATCCGAATTGTTACCAAAAAGAGATATAGAAATATTACAAAAAGAAGATCGTTTAGACAGTATTCCACTTGGATTTTTGAGAGGATTGAATTGGAATGCTAAATGTATTATTGCTGATGAAGCTCAAAATATGACTACTAAAGAATTAACTACTTTAATTACAAGAGTAGGAGAATTTAGTAAAATATTTATATTAGGAGATCCTGACCAAAGTGATATTAATGGAAAAAGCGGATTTTTAAAAATAATGAATGCTTTTGATGATGATGAAAGTAAACAAAACGGTATTTATACATTTAAATTTACTGAAGAAGACATAGTTAGAAGTGGTTTAGTAAAATATATTGTTAAAAAATTAAAAAAATGTTAAACTATAATGATATATATATCTATTAAATATATATGTCCAATAGTAAGAAAATTACTGATCTAGCTTCTTATACAGATTCACAAGTTCAATCAAATGACTTGTTGTTTATTACTGATATTGCAGCTCAAGAAACAAAAAAAATTACAGCAATTGATGTTGCGGATTATGTAATTAGTGCAAAATCCTCTTCAATTTATAATGGTAATTATACAGGAAGTTTTTCAGGATCTTTTACTGGCAGTTTATTGGGAACTAGTAGTTGGTCAACTAATGCTTTAACTGCAGCTTATGCTGCTAGTGGAGGTGGTTCGGGTGAATCAAATACTGCAAGTAATATTGGATCTACAGGTATTGGATTATTCAAACAAAAATCTGGTGTAGATTTACAGTTTAAAAATATTAGTGCAGGTTCAAATGTTTCTTTAACAGATGATACAGTAAATAATGTAGTTCAAATTAATTTGACAAGTACTCTCACATCTCCTGGTGGTACAACTGGAAATGTACAATTTAATTCTAATGCGGGAACATTTGGTGGAAATTCAAATTTTTCATGGGATACTACTAATAACAATAAATTAACAGTAGTCGGAAATATATCTTCTACAACTTTTAGTTCTAGCGTAATAAATGCAGTTGGATATTTTGGTACTGCAAGTTTTGCTGTTTCATCTTCTAATAATGCGATATCGGCCAGTTATTCATTATCATCCAGTTATTCTTTATCATCCAGCAACGCTGTAACAGCGAGTTATGTAAGCACTCCAAATGGTATTTTAAGTGTATATGGTGAAGTTAATAACACTGCAGCAACAACTAATGTTCAGTATCCTACATTTTATTCAGGATCTGGAACAATTTCTAAAACAGTTACACCAAAGACTACAACATCAAAGTTTTTAATTACAATAACGGTTAATATATCTGTTTTTGGTGGATCAGGATATGGATATGGCAGTTTATTTAGAGATTCAACTTTATTAGTAGATAAATTTATTTGGTCTGACGGTGGTATTGCTTTTGGAAATACTGTTACATATGTTGATACAGCTACAGATTTATCACCAAGAACATACAACGTGAAATATTCAACTAATGGTGGAGATACAATTTATATTAACAGTTATGCAGGCACGATTACTATGCCATCTACACTTTCAATTTTAGAATTAAATCTTTAAAAATAGACTATGCCAACAACGAGTATAAAAATTAGTCAATTAGATCCAATTGCCAGTTTAACTGGCAGTGATTTTTTTCCTATTGATCAAAGCAGTTCAATAAAGACTTATAGAGCTAGTTTGACACAACTACAAAATTTGTTTTCCACAGGAAGTTTCACGGGATCTTTAACTGGTAGAATTACAGGTACAGGTACTTCTCCACAGTTTGTTGGTACAAGTAGTTGGGCAATTAGTTCAAGTAGATCTATTAGTTCATCATATTCTGATTTGTCAAATAGTAGTAGTTATGCATTAAGTTCGTCTAGAGCAACAACTGCAAGTTATGCATTAAATTCTAATGCAGGAGATATATCCGGAGCTGGTACTACTAATTATATACCTATCTGGACATCAAATAAAACTCTCGGAGATTCGACTATATATTATGGAACTCCAATAGTTGGTTATCCTGGAAATGTTTCTACCGATAATTTTTATGTTCAAAAAAATAGTCCATTTATTTATATTACTGGTTCTGGACAAGGTAGTTTAAGTGTGGTTTCCTCTTATAATTCCGCTTTATTATTAGGAAGTGCTACTACTTCATCAGATGCACATGTATTTATAGTTGGTGCTGATGGTGGAATGCCAGGTACAGATGCTAGAGGTATATTTGATTGGACTAGTAATAGTGGTTCTAATAATTTTTCTTCAAGACAATCAAATGATCCTGGTTCTGGAATTGTAAGATTACTTCGTATTAAATCAAATGGATGGTATTTTTGGCCATTGTATGGTGCTCAAAGTTTATCAAGAGACGGCACAGTAAATATTGGCGTGGATTCTGCAACAGAAAATCATGACACAAGATTAAAAATATTTGTATTTAGTGGAAGTAGTGTAAGTAATCCAGTTGTAAATCATTTAGGCAAAGCAATTGAAGTAACATATGGTAGTGGTTCTGAAAGTACTACATTTTGTGTCAGTAGTAGTGGAAAAACTTATATCGGAGGTAAGTTAGAAATTAACGGTGGCGTTCAATTAAAAACGGACACTAATTATTCTTCAATTACTTCTTTGGGGGATAATATTAATGTTAATGCTGAAAATTATACCACAAAATTTATTGATCTTGGAAATCATGGAACGGCTTCTATAACAATGAGTAGAGGAAGTCAATTAAATGTAATTGTAAATCAAGCCGCATCATCAGATTATACTGCAAGTTTGTTTTTCACAGGTTCATATATTAGCAGTAGTGGTCAAACATTTAATTGTCCAATAGTTTGGAGAAATGGAACACAACCATCAATTACATCAGGCGCAGCCAATAAAGCTGACTTCTTTACATTTGTAGCAGTAAATACTCATAACAATGGGCCAAAAGGAAGTGGAGCACCAAATAATACAGTAATTTATGGTACAGTAGTTCAAAACATGTATTAATTATGACACCATTTGCTTTTTGGAATACAGGCAGTAGTTCAGGTGGAGGTGGAGGTGGTGGCGGCGGAGGTATAACGTGTTATGTAATAGCTTCTACTCAAACATCTCCGTGGAATCCAACTACAGTAAGAAATGATTTGCATACAAAAATTGATGCCGAAAGTGGATTGACTACTGATCAAAAAACTGCAATGAAACAAGTAGTAACTTCTTATGTCAGCAATACTACGATAAATGCTACTGTAGTTTATAGAACTGTTAATAGTGTTTCATATGATGTTACAATAGAATCATTGCCGTTGGATGAATCCGCTATAGTAGCATATCCATCCAGTTGTTATCCATAATATAAAAAATTAATTACATAATAATTTCATATATAAAAATATATGAATAAAATTTTTGTTCAAATTGCAAGTTATAGAGATCCTGAGTTAATTCCTACAATTTTAGATTTGATTAATAAAGCTAAAAATCCAGATTCTTTACGGATTGTTGTTGCATGGCAACATGATGATAATGAAACATTGGAACCTATTAAACATTTAATAGAATATATTGATATTCCATATGTTGAAAGTAAAGGTGTTTGTTGGGCAAGAAATTTAATTCAACAAAAATATAACGATGAAGAATATACACTTCAATTAGATTCACACCACAGATTTATTCAAAATTGGGATGAAGAGTTATTAAACATGTATACTCAATGTAAAGAGATGGGAAGTGATAAACCATTAATTACTGGTTATTTACCACATTTTGATCCTGATAAAGAAGAATATTTACAAGAAGTTTGGAAAATGAATGTAGAAAAATTCATGGATGAAGGACCATTATTTTTTATTCCGGAACCAATAAATCAAAATTTTGACAAACCAATTCCTTCAAGATTTTATAGTGGACATTTTGCTTTTGCAGACGGTGATTTTTGTAAATTTGTACAACACGATCCGAATTATTATTTTTATGGAGAAGAAACAAATATTACAGTACGAGCTTATACACATGGGTATGATTTATATCATCCAAACAAAATAATTGCCTGGCATTATTATACCAGAGAGAAAAGACCTAAACATTGGGATGATCATGTTATTGAAGGCAATGACTGGAGTAAGTTAGATATTGAATCTACAAATAGACATAAGAAATTATTTGCGATAGATGGTTTTGATAAACTAATTGATTCAATTTATAACTTTGGTAACATTAGAACAATTGAAGATTATGAAACTTATGCAGGTATACGATTTAAAGATCGTTATATAAGTGATTATACAAAAAATCATTTATTGCCACCTAATCCAATTGAATAAAAAATTTGAATTTTTGTTAAATTTTTAATATATATAGGTTAGATGACTAAAGTGGTCATCCTTGTATGTCCCAAAAGGAATACATGAAAATGGGTCTATAATAGACCATTTAAGAAAGGAAAAATATATATGTCAGTAGTAAAATATCAAACAAATCCGTTATTTCGTGCAGTTCATCGTGATGAGTTTTTAACTCCATTTGATCAAATTTTTGATGAATTCTTCAAAGCAAACGCTCCTAATTTTAGTCAAGATTTTGGTGCAGACTTTTTTGAAAAGGGTTCATATCCAAGAGTAGATGTTATTGATTATAGTGATAAAGTAGTTATAGAAGCCGAAGTTCCTGGTTTATGTAAACAAGATGTAAATGTTGAAGTGGAACAAAATGTACTTACTGTAAGTGGCGGTAAAAGCAAAAATGTTACAGATTCACAAGGCGGAAAATATATCAGAAGAGAATTGAAACGTTCTAGTTTCCGTAGATCATTTACTTTAGGTGATAATATTGAAAAAGATACGGTATCTGCTACATTTGAAAACGGAATTCTTTTAATTACTCTAAATAAAGTAAAACCTGTGGTTCCAGAAGTAAGAAAAGTTACAATTAAATAATAAGTTATATATTTATATAATAACTCTCTACTGTTATAAACAATGGAGAGTTTTTTGTTTTTAGACTATATATTAGAATATGCAAAAACCATTAAACTTTGAAAGAATAGTAGGATTATCTTCGTTATTTATAGCGAGTTGTGCCGCATTCTTTAGTATTATTGGTATTGGAATGTTATTCAGTGGTTCTTCTATTGCTTCTATGATTATGGCAAGTTCATTAGAAATCGGAAAATTAGTAGCTACAACATTTTTATATAGATATTGGAAAAAATCGCAATTTTTGTTAAAAACTTACCTTATTTTAGCAGTTTTAGCATTGATGTTTATTACATCTTTGGGTATATTTGGATACTTAACTTCGGCTTATCAACAGTCTGCAATTGATAATAAATTGAGTGAAGAGAAGATTGTTTATATACAAGATCAAAAGAAAATGTTTGATGATAAAATCAATAATTCTAAGAAAAGAATCGAAAATATAACAAAATTAAGAAGTTCTCAAGAAGATAGATTAAACGAAAGTATGACCAATGTTATCATTAGTAGAAATCCAATTCAATTAGCACAAATTCAACAATCAACCAAAGAGTTTATTGAAAAAAGCGAAAAAGACATAGAAAATGAGAATAATAAAATACAATCTAGTATAGATGAAATGCAAAAATTAGATAAACAAATATCTGATATTAAAATCAAAAGTGGAGGTCAAAAAGATTTACAAACCTTTAAATTCGTAGCTGAAGAATTTAACGTTGAT